AAACTTAAGGGTCCAATGAATATCACAGGTGAGTCTTCAAATAAAGTGGTTGAACCAGATTATGAGTATTTTGATAGTCTTGCTGGACTGACGTTCTTTAAAGGTTACTCAGAACCAGAGATCAAGAAGTATTCTGGTTACTTGACATACCTCACAAACCTGTCACCAATAACCCGTAACCCTCAGCAAAGTGAAAGGATAAGCCTCACCATCACCTTCTAAATAACAAAAAAGTAACAGTTAGATGCCAGCTAATCATAACTTAAATGTCCCACCGTATAATGACGATTGGGATCCTAAGAAACACTTTCATAGGGTGATGTATAAGCCTGGGTTTCCAATCCAGACTAGAGAACTTAATCAATCACAAAACATCCTGCAAGACCAGATAGAACAACTGGCAAGTAGGTTTATGAGTGATGGGGACAACATTGTCCCTGGTGGGATGTCAATTGCCAACCCGATGGCATATGTGAGAGTCTCTACCATCACTAATGGTTCTGACCCACAGGAGTATGTTGGTTATAACTTGATGGGGGTTACCTCTGGTGTTAGGGCGAGGGTGAGTCATGCTTACTCATCCACAGAAGATGATGATATTACATTTTATGTTGAATACGAAGACTCTGGTAATACTAACGAATATGAGACGTTCCTGGAACAGGAAACCTTAGAAACAAATACTCCAGAAAATTACACAGCAAAGGTTGGTGTTAGTGGCATCTCTAAACCAATCAACTCCGCTCCTGTTGGCAAGGGTTCCTTGTTCACGGTCAGTGAAGGTGTTTACTATGTGAATGGATTCATGGTTCGCAACGAACCACAGACCATTACACTTGACAAGTATGGGGTTCAACCAACTTATAATGTTGGTTTCTTCGTTCTTGAAGATTTCGTAACCTCCTCCGAGGATTCATCGTTACTTGATAACTCACAAGGTTATTCTAACTTTGCTGCTCCAGGTGCTGACAGACTTCGCATTGACCTGAAACTGGGTAAGTTGGATTTCGATTCAATTGCACCAGACTTCATCAACTTAGCAAGCATCCAGAATGGACAAGTTCTTGGTAAGACTGACAAGTCGGTCAAGTGGGATTGGTTGTATGATATTCTGGCTAAGAGAACGTTTGATGAGTCAGGTGACTACATTGTCACTGACTTCGCCATCAAACCGATGGAATACTACAACAATGATGAGGTAGATGGCGTCTGGGATATGGACGTTGATACTGGAATGTATCCTCCTGTTCCCAGAAGTGGAATGCAGGAACAGATGTCATTCGAAGCTGCCGATAGTCTTTATTCTATCAGAGTCGACCCAGGTTTGGCATATGTCCAAGGATATGAGTGTGGGTATAATAACCCATTGTATGTGTATGGTAATAAGGCAAGAAACGTCAACTTTATGGCGAACACCTTCACACAGGTTACTGAGGGTTATAACTTAACAATCACCAACGTCCACGGCATTCCAAGTTTACAGAACATCTCACAGAACGCGACCACGAAAGCGTTTGATTCTTTGAGGTTGTATCGTAACTTCACTGATGGTTATGTTGGACAATCCAGGGTTGATGAAGATGACTCTGGTTCGAGACCATTGTATTATGGTGAAGAACCACAGGTCACAGTTCACATTGTGGCAGAAAGTGATATTGGTGAATTGGATGGATTCCAAGGACTCAATAATTACAATGTGATCTATAATGAAGGATCCAGTTGTGTATTGACTGGTGTTGATGAAGCAGATTATGTTAGAGGTCAACCCATTGGTGGTGCAACAATCCTTATTGCTAATGTTGTTAGACCCAGACCATCTGGTGTGATGCACCCTCGTTACATGGTCCCCAAACAATATGTGGACCAGCAAGATGGATACTATGGTTATAACTCCACTCACAAACTTGGTTTTATATCCTCTGTTTACTTTACTGAGTTGGCACTGGTAGAGGATGATACAGCAGTTGGACAAAAGTATGACTGGGAAGTTGGGCGTCTGGTATTTGGAGTAGAGTCACAATCCTTTGCTACTATTGAAGAAGGTTCTTCTGAAGACTTCTTGTTGGTATCTAATGTTATTGGTAAGTTCCTGAATGGTGAAGAAGTAGTTCAGATTTTAGAAGGCACAACTATTGCTAAGAAGTCTAGACTTGTTAAGAACAATGAGGTGGTGGCGTTCCAGTTCTACACTCTTGGGAGTGGTGCTGAGTTAGGGAACGATACAGAAATTACTGTATCTGCCATTGGTGCCACGACTACACTTGAGAAGGGAGTTCACTTTACTCACAACTCAGATACAAACTCACTTGTTCCAACACAAGAAGGTCGTAAGAAGTTATATTCCTTCCCATATCCAGAAGGTAGTATCCAGAATGAAAGAGTGGATTATGCACTGGAAACCAATGTAAGTGGTGCTAAGGGTTACGCCATTGTGGCACCTGGTAAGATTACCAACACTCTGAGTAAGACTAAATCCATCTTCTCTAACCTCACAACCACTAATCTGGATAAGTTCTCTGCTGACATCTCAGTTCAGAACAATGTGGACTCTGAAGTTTATCACCTTGCTGACAAGTCATTATTCTCTGGTAACGCTGGAGAGAACTTTATCACCTGTGATAACTTCTCTGGTGATGCATCAGATCAATTGATTGCTAATGATGTTATCACCTTTGTTGATGACACTGGTACATCTGTTTCAAAACTGGTGTTGTTTGCAACCAAACCTGTTGGTTATGGTGAACAGAGAGCACAATCCATCATCTACTTTACCACTGCACTTCCTGACAAAGTAACAGGTAAGACAGTTCAGAGAATCAGAGTCAAGAGTAAGGGTGCTGAGGATCAGGATCTTGTGTTCAAGTTACCCCTCAAGACCATCAAGTCTCTTGAGAGTGACCCAATCACAACCAGGATTAACTACAGAGTATACAGACAGTTTGTTGAGAGTGCTGTTGCTGGTGCTACTAATATTACCCTGACCACAGACAGAGACAATGAGAGATTTGTCACAGATCCATCTAAGGTTAACATTGCAATCATTAGAAACACTGGTGGATCATCAATCGAACCGGTTGGTCGTTCCATAACAGTTACCAATGTTGTTCTTAACCAAGACGATAACAGACAGGCAGAGTTTGAACTTTCTGAACCTCTTCCCACAAGTTGTATCATCAAGGTTCTTGCACCAACACAAGTTATCGATGCGATTGCCAAACAGAAACTTTATAAGAACGCACTGATTCAGATTGAACCATCTACTAGTGATCAGATGGTTGAGTTGTCCAAGATTCCAGCAAACTCATTGCATTCACTGGCAATTCCAGATGTTCATAAGATCAATGCGATCACAATGACAGCAGCACCTGGTGAACCAGGAGCGATTGATGTCACAGAAAACTATCTTCTGGATGATGGTCAGAGAGACAACTATTATGACATCTCCAGAATTTACCTGAAACCAGGGAGACCATCTGCAACTGACACAATCTATGTTGATTGTCAGTACTTCGAACATAGTGGAGATGGTGACTTCTTCTCTGTTGACTCCTACACTCACGATTTGGGTGTACCATACAAGGACATCCCAACCTTTGTGAGAGGTAGAAACCTTCCACTGCAGTTGTCAGATAAAGAAGGTGCGGTAATTCAGTTGAGAGATTCTGTTGACTTCAGACCTATTGTCAACACACTCCCAGGTAATGAAAGTAAAATTGCAACAATTGTGGATGGAGTGACGTCATTCGATTCAACCAATTACTTGGATACATCAAATGGTGGTAACGGATTTGTACCTAGACTACCAATTCCCTTCACCCAATTCCAGGCAGATATTGAGTATTACCTCCCCAGATATGACTCTCTGTTCCTTGATAAGAACGGACAGATGATTCTGATGGAAGGTAACTCTGCAATCAGTCCACAACCACCTAACGACCTTACAACGGCGATTAGACTGTATAACCTGTTCTTACCTGCTTATACCTTCTCTGTAGATGACATTACTGTCAAGAAGTTCAACTACAGACGATACACAATGTCTGACATCGCTTCCATGGACAGGAAGATTGATAACATTCAATCTATTGTTACCCTGTCCATCCTGGAGCAGTCAGCACTGAATATGAGTGTGAGAGATGCAGTTACTGGTCTGGACAGGTTTAAGAATGGAATCGTGGTTGACACATTTGCCAATCACGAGAAAGGTGATGTTGGAACTCTTCCATATAGAAACTCCATTGATCCTAAGAACTCACACCTGAGGGCACCACACTTCACAGATCAAATTGAACTGGAGGAGGAGAATCAGACTGACGCCCAAAGGTTGGGTAGTAACTATGTGTCAAATAATGGCATTATAACAGTACCATATGCTGAAGTTGATTTTCTTGGTAACCCGTTTGCTACCAATACGATCAACCTTCAACCCTTCACAGTGTTTACCTATGAAGGAAACTTGAAGATTGAACCAGAGATTGATACTTTCAGAGACACTAACACACTTCCAGATCTTGTTATTGAAGACAACACAGTCTTTGACGCTATGGTCAACCTGACTGACGAGATGCGTCGTTCAGGAATGGGAACTGTCTGGGGTGATTGGGAGACCACTGGAGTGAACAACACTTCCAGAACTCGCAGAGAGCAAGACGGCAGAGCAACACTAAACATCACAGAAACGACAGAATCAACACGTCAGGTTAGAACACAGACCACTACAAACTTCAATGTTGGTACGAGTTCTATTAAGAGAACATCATATGGTGACAGAGTCACTGATGTTCAGTTAGCAGAGACGATGAGATCAATCCCTGTGTTCTTTAGAGCAACAAGATTGAAACCCAACACAAGGTTCTATGCTTTCTTTGATGACATTGAAGTCTCTGATTGGATATCAATCGATGAAATGGTTGGGTCATTCCCTGATGGACAAAAACGTTATGAACTTCCTGCTAACAGAAACAGGAAGGGATTTGGACAAAACCTAATCTCTGACTCCAGAGGTGTCCTTCAGGGTGTGTTTATCATTCCTAATGGACGTCCTCCAGCACCAGAGACTGAGTTTAATGGTCGCATGGGTGCCATTCAGTATCAGACGAGTGGACCTACGAGATCCTTCAAGACTGGTCAGAGGGTTCTGAGATTTAGTAGTAGTAAGACAAATACACAAAATACTGATGAGTTACAAGCATATGCAGAGACTGCATTTGTGTCAAGTGGTGTCATTCAGGATAAACAGGAGACCATTGTTTCCACTCGTGTTCCTAACATCCAGTCAAGAACGAGACAAACTAACTCACAATCAAGAACACTAACATCAACTGGCATTTCAGACATTGATGTGGATGTGAGAGGACCAGACGTTATTGAGAGAGTGATTGTTGAAGAGAGGGTTGTTATTCAGAGAGTTGTAGAACCTGAAGACGACGATCCCGTTGCTCAGACCTTTACTGTTGATCATACAAATCCAGATGGTGTGTTTGTAACTGAACTTCACGCATACTTCCAACAGAAAGATAACTTACAAGGTGTCGAGGCGTATCTGGTAACCACTGATGGTGGTGTCCCTACTACTACAATCATTCCTCATTCTAAGGTCACAAAAGACCCAGACACAATCTTAAGAGTGAAGGTTGAGTTGCCAAGTGGCACAGATTCCTCAGTTCTCAAGGCAGGATTCCAGATTGATGGTTCTGAGTCTGGAGCTACTGGTGTTATTAAGTCCAATGTGACTTTCGAATCACTCTCATCTAATCCTGGAACAAACGTCTCCAATCACGTTTACAATGTCATTCTTAGTAATAACGATGGTGAGTTTGTATCAGGGGAGATAATCACTTCACCTAACTTGATTGGAGTCAAGGCACTTCCTACGATGGCCATCGCTAATGATGAAGTAGAGATCACAAGAGTGGATCTGACTGAGATGGGAACCAAGTACACTGAGGGTACAAGGATTGAGTTTAATGAACCAGAACTACCAGGTGGTGTTACTGCCACAGGTTATGTCAAGGTTGCTCCTTCAGAGACCCCTGATGCATCGATGTTTGAGTATGTTGCTGGACATGATGGTCAAGTTTATGAAGTAGTATTGACTAACCCTGGCAGTGGATACACTAAGGTACCTCAGGTCACCATCATTGGTGACGGAGGAAACGCAGAAGCTGTTTGTAGAATTAAGAAGTCTACTCCTGGTGTGACAATGGGTGTGGCTGTCTCAGATGATGGTAATGCTCCAACAGTGTTTAAGTTCAACGCACCTGTTTATCTACTTGGTAACACAGAGTACGCTTTTGTACTCAGGTCTCCAAATTCAGTTGACTATTTGACATACACTTCTAAGATTGGTGAAAACATTATTGGTCAGAATAAGAGAGTCACTCAGCAACCATCACTTGGTTCATTGTTCAAGTCACAGAATGGTAAGTTATGGACTGAGGATCAGACACAGGATCTTAAGTTTGACATTAAGAGGGCTGCGTTCCTCCCTAATGTGTCAGCCAACATTGTGTTGAACAACACTCCTTTGGATGATAAGATCTTGGATAAGGACAGCATTGAGACTAGTTCTCTGGATGTCAACGCCAGTTCTAACATCTTTGGTATCAACCCCAGAGTGTTGAGAGT